GAAGGAACGGGCGCGGCTCGAAGCCAACGACGGTTCCATGAACCCTGTCGAACAGCTTCCTCTCGACTCTTACGAGAAAGAGTACATTCCCGGCTCCAACACCCGCCGCAAGGCGCCAAGGCCTGACGGGGCTCCAGTTGCGAGGACGTAGCATGAAGGGTGTATGGTTAACCGCGTTAATCGGGTGTACCAGTCTTACATCCGTTGCGTGGGGGCAGAGTGCCGTCCAACAGTCAGGCTCGGTAACGGTTAATACTGCGCCGATGTGGGCGGGGGATCACAGGCTGCGTCGGGCAGCTGGCTCTGACGGCGGCAACGCTAACGAGATGATAACTGGCGGCACCAGTGCCGTCGGCGACGTATGCTCCTTCAGTTCCACACTCGAGAACTCCCCAAACATCCTTTGCATGGACCCTGGCGGCTTCCTCAAGTACAACGGAACGAACTATCCGCTTGGCGGGAGCGGGAACGTCTCCGGCCCAACGCCGAGCACCATCGGCAACGCGGTTATCTGGAACAACGGGGTTGGGTCGTTGGTTAGGGATGGCGGCGCCCCGCCGGGATTAGCACTGGCCAACAACACCGCCTTAAAAGGGAACATTGGTGGATCAACATCAGCCCGACGCTTGGGCTTTACTACGGCTGGTGATGGCGGGGCGGCACGCTACATTTGGAGTTCGGTTAACTGCCCTGCAGCGGACGACGGCGCGCAGGTCCAACCTACAGGGACCGGATGTTGGATCGCCGACTTCGCGGGTAGCATACCGACTCCGAAGGTTTGGGGCGCGGTTGGCGATGGGACCACGGATGACACAGTAAAGGTACAAAACGCTATCACGGCGATGGCGCTAACGACTGCGGCTAACGCACAAAAGAAGCTCCGTATCACGAACAACGTTTATTGCGTCACAGCCTTGACAATCCCGACTGGTGTAACGATTGAGGGTAGCGGGCCGCCAGTCGCAGCAACGGAGACTAACAGCGGTTTGAAGGCCTGTAGCGCCAACGCCAGCCTCATCACAGTCTCCGGTAACGGCTCGAAGCTTAGCGGACTTACCCTTATTGGCAACGGCGGCAACACGTCTGGTTTCGCGATCAAGATCACAGGCAACGAAAACCGGATTGAGAACAATCACGTTAACGGTTTTTGTACTTACCTTTACAACATCGGCCGGCACAACATCATTGACGCTAACGTCTTCACAGACAACATCAACCCGACCGACTCGCACACCTGCGACGCACTTATCGACGGCGACGCAACAGCCCAAACAATCGGCTCGATCTACACGAAGAATTTGTTCACGGCTTGGGGGCCGAGCGCGGCTGGCGCCTACCACTCTGGCATGTTGTTCCAGAACTCGGGCGGCTCTTACGTCGCCTTCAACGACATTCAACGTACTGGCTACGGTACGATGATAAAGCCGCTTGCCAACAAAACAACTTCTTTCCTCCTATTCGACACTACCGTCCTCGGCGACACCACCAATGCCGACGCACTCATAATCGACACGGCGGCGGCGAGCAGTAAGGTGGAAGTCATCAATATCAGCAACTCGTATATGGGCAGGAATGGAGATTGGCCCGGCACGTTCACTTGGGCTTCCGCAAGGAACGTAACGATCCAGAACAGCGGTGCCGGCCTCGTCCTCGGTGTGCATATAAAGGGAACGCAATTCAACACAACGGGGAACGAAAACCTTGCCATAGCCGGCCCCGTCAACGACATAACTGTTGACAACTCGATGTTGTGTTTCCCTGGCCAGGGTGTGAACTCGTCAAACGTGACGATAAACACAGCGGGCACTATCGCGCTTCGCAACAACACAATCGCAGCCGCGTGCGACGGCACAACCTTTAACGGCACCACAACAAACTCTAACATTCACTTTCTCACGAACGATCCTGATAACATCAACATTACAGGAAATCAGTTTTACGGTGTGTGGCAAAGTGGAAACGGCCCGATTGACGATGCGGTTTCTCCTGTAAACACGAGTGCGCTCGTGATGGCGAATAATCTTCCCTACGATACAGTCCCGCTAACACTAGCGTCGGCGGCGGTTCTTCAGCCGCTATATTACTCCCAGGTGATCGTGACGGGAGTTGTTGGCGTCACAAACATCCGACATCCTTGGCGCGGACGTACTATCCAGTTCTACGTCCAAGACGGATTAACCTTCACAGCTGGCGGTGGTGGCACTGACCCTATCTGCGCTAATAAAGCCATCGCGGCGGGCATCCTGGCTACAGCCCGTTTCCAGGCTGGCCCAAACTGTTGGGCGATCCAATGACGACGAGCACCGACCTCGTCAAGCAGGCGCTGGCGTGGGCTGGCACGAGAACAACCATCACGAGTATAACTGATGGGAGTAATGAGGCCAATATGGCTTTGGCCATCTACGCCCCATTACGCGACTTCCTCCTCCGCGAAGGGGACTACGATTGGGCGGCGAAAGAAGCATCTTTAACACTCATCCTTCAAAGCCCCGATATTTGGACCTTCAGCTACGCGTACCCCGCTGACTGTTTACGCGTCCGTCGATTGATCTCGCCGACCTTTAATCCCCTCGATCCGCTCCCCTTAGAGTACAACGTAATGAATGTAGGTGGAGTTAGGCAGATACGAACCCAAGTGGCCGCAGCCTCAATCATCTACACCTTCCCGCCTGTCGAGGACGTGTTCGATCCTATCTTCACGCAGAGTTTCGTCAAGCTTTTGGGAAGCGGGTTGATGTTTGGGCTCGAAAACCGGATCGATGCCTCGGACAATAAACTTCGGGAAGCACTGACTTACGCTGGAATTGCGGACTTGAGGGACTCATGAGCATCGAGACCCTTTGCAACATTGCCCTAGATCATATAGGGTACAAGCGGCATATCGGGAACATTAATGAGGGCTCGGATGCGAGCACTATCGCACTTAACTTGTGGGCGCAAGCGCGCGATTCACTCCTCTTTGATATGGCGCCGCATTGGGCGAGGAAGGATGCAACGCTGACGCTTTTGAAGAGCGCGCCAAACATTTCTGGCCCTTTCACTAACTACGACATAACGCCGTGGACGGACAACTTTCCTCCTATCCCTTGGCTTTACGAATATATTCTCCCTTCCGACAACATCAAACCTTTGAGTATAAAGCAGACGCCAATTACCGGCCCACTTTTTATGCCACGAGCCATTCCGTTTCAGCATCGAGTTGTTTCGTCAACAAGCGAAACCCTTACGTGCAACGTGACGCCAGCGATTTGCACCTACATCTACCGCGTCACCAACCCCGACTTGTGGCACCAAGACTTTCAAGACAAGATGATTTTAGCTTTAGCAAAGCAGTTCACGGCCGAACTTGGTAAGATGCCTCCGCAACCGAGAGGACAACAGAGTGGCGACACTCCCAACTGATATCTGTAACCGAGCCCTGGATGAGTGCGGGCTTGAAGAGATTGGCGATATACAAGAAGGATCGCCAAGTGCGAACGCGTTGTTAAGGATTTACGAGCCCACTTTGCGCCAGTTATTGTCGGGTGCGAACTGGAACTTTGCGCGGAAACAAATCACACTCACCCTTTTGGCCGACGCCAACGGCACCTACATCCAATCGACAGACGTTCCGCAGCCGTGGGGCTACATGTACGATTGGCCGACGGACTGCGTTCACGCGCGCTACGTTCCGGCTACGCTTGGAAATCAACAGACGACGCAAGATGGAACGATTGTTAATGACGTGCCGTGGCCAGCTTGGAACGCGCCGTCACCCTTTCTCGTAACGAGCGTCCCGCGCCCCAACCCGCCTGACTCTCAGTGGTGGCTTATCGAAGGCCACGATCCCGAGCAGACCCGCGTTATCCTCAGTAACTACTACGGCGCCCAACTTATCTATACCGGCCTGATGCAATACCCCGATGCTTGGGACCCGCTCTTCGCGCAAGCGATGGTTTCGGGGCTGGCGGCGCGGATCGCGATGCCGCTGATCGAGGATAAGAAATTCGCTCGGGAAATTCGTGTAGATAACATCCAGATTGCGAAGTCGGCATTGGATGCTGCACGAGTGCGGGATGGCGATGAGGGCTGGACCGTCTCCGACCACACTCCAGACTGGATTAGGATTCGGACGAGTGGAATAGCTTGGGGCGGGCCGGGCGTGCTTTTCTACCCTTGGATGAGTGTACCGTGGCTTGAGGACGCGGGCGGGGTATTCTAGTGCCTGACCAAAACCAGCCCGTTTCCCTTATCCAGAACTCTCTTTCTGCTGGCGAAATCTCACCTGCCCTTTACGGCCGCCAAGACCTTGCGAAG